CGGCTGCTACACCGGGCAGCAGATCGAATGCGTTATCACACTGATTTCCCCACATGTCCCAACCGGGAACGCTGTCACGGCTGAATAACTCGCAGCGCGGGACATCTCCGTATAGTTTCTCCAGACGGTGACGAACCTCCCACGGTTTCTGGCTGTGCGTTCCCATGCAGGTATAAATAATCTGTTTAACCGATGCGCTGACACGTTCAATTCCGGCGCCGCGTACCGCGACCAGTGCTGATTCCTGATTTGCGCGGGTGTAATTTCCGGGATTCATTCGTGTTTCGGTATTGAGCATTTCCAGCATGCCGTAAAAGTCGTAAATTTCACCTTCTTCGAAAGCGCGATTAAAGCGTTCTTCTGCCCTTCCGTTGAATTTAACCCACGTGAACAGGAACATCTGGCGTACATCGAAATCCCATGCTTCTGCGACTTCTCGCGCCTCCTGACTATGTGTTCCGGTGTACCACATCACTAAAACGGCATCGTCAGCCGCCAGGTCCCAAACCGGGAGCCGTTTTATTTCCGCTAATGTCATCGTTTCGTAGTGATTATCAACTGCGCCACGGCTTGATTTATTGCCGTAAGACCACGGAGGATCGGCGTAGATAAGTTGGTATTTTTTCATCAAGCCACCTGCTTTTGTCTGAGTTGGTTGTATTCACTGTCGGCCGGAACAGTCAGCCTGCACCCGATGTTCAGCGACCATGCTTCCACTTGCGCCAGATAGTGGTGCATGTCACCTGTATCGAGGTCTGCCGTATGCCGTAGTGTTTGTACCTGGGTTCGCTCACCTGTATTCACATTGACCATTTCCCGCGTCTCATAGCCCAAAAAGGTGTTCTTCATCGCATCCTTAACCCATTCGGGAGACGCAAAGGATTTGCCACGCTTAATGAGATAAGCGCTTAGCTCTGCGTACCACATGTGCTGAAGGGAGTTCTGAGGGATGCTGCGTTGATCACGCCATTCGGTAAATTTGATGCGGTATTTTCTGTCTGTGGAAACGAGGTCGAATATTAATTTGGTGAACTGGCCGAGGGTTGTCTTGTGCAAACAGAAGTCCTGCACGTTTCACCTCTCTTTACTTGATGGCCTCTCTTCGGGCTCCTTCATGCTGAGAAGAGCGTAACCGGGAAGATAGGCGCTCACATCAGCAACATGGGTTATTAAGCGGGTGCATGCATCGCCGGTATATTCACCATTCCATTCCATGAGAATTAACTTGTCACCGACCTGGTAATCTCTGTCAGCCTTACGAAGTTCAGCCAGCTTCAATCCGTCCAGAACAGGCAAAAAATGCTCTGGCAGAATTTTTAGTTCATGCGTTTTCATCGCTTTTCTCCAGGTTGGCGCGAGCCATCCACGCTCTGAATAGGCGGCGCTTCGTTGTTGTATCTACAAAACACCTATCACCGATATACATAGCAACTCTGAACCAGATTTCGAATAGCTCATTTTCAGCCTGCTCCCGCCGCTCAAGCTCATCGTTGGTCATCAGTGAACTCTCCCATAAGCCATTTACAAAACGATTCAAAGTCTTTCAAAGCCCAATCAGGAACTTCTACAGTCGGGCTTTCAACAGCGCGTTTCATTTCCTCAAGATCAAAGTTAAAGTCATCATCGTTGTTGGTCATGATTGGCCTCTTTAACGGATATTCGTTTCTGTAGTTTCATTATCTGTCCTTCCAGTTTCTGTATTTTTTCTTTTTGATTAACAATTCTTTTTTTGTAGTTATCTTTCCGTTTCCTGAATAGCTCCTTTGCTTCCACAGCCTGAGTGATCATACCTTTTTGGTTGCGTACTATTGATTCAAGGGTTTCTATCTTTCTGCGCATTTGCGCACGGAGTTCATTGCCAATTCCAATGACATTTTCCAGTTTTTCTGTATACGTCCTGACGTCCATCACACCTCTCCCTTAATGGGTATGCCTGCCGCCGCAGGAATCGGCGTGAAGTTTTCAAAATTAAACTCCCATCCTGGAGCCTGCTCACACCGACCATATTCTCCATATTGACCACTGAAATAATTACAGGTGAATGTGTAGCTGCCATCATCAGCAAAATCGCTAAAATTTTCAGCAAGCTCTCGCTCAATATGTTTCAGTTCATCAATCGTGCATTGTCCGTAAACCGAAGAAATGAACGGATCATCGCCGGACAAAAAACAGAAAGTTATTTTTAATTTATCCATCACTCTTCTCCAGGTTGGCGCGAGCCTGCCATGCTTGCCAGAATACGTATTTAATATGCGGTACGATGTTAGTAAAATTTGAGGACTCCAGGTGTTTATGTTCGTCATCGAACCACTTATCAAAAGCCTGCCTCTCCTGCCGCTCAAGCTCATCGTTGGTCATCATTCAGATTCCTTCATCATGAGGAAAACTATCATTGCAGCGCGGAGTGGCTTTCTGTCGGTATAACTCATGCCGCTTTCGTGATAAGCCATTGTGAGGATGTTTATCTCCTGATCACTCAGTTTGCTGTAGTCGGTCATCAATCATCCTCCACCATGGTTTCTGCGTCAGCCAGGCGGGAAACTGATGTTACTACCACCCCCTGTATGCAGTGCTTTTTTGTAACTCCAGCCTCTATAATCTTAATGTCCTCCCGGCTCGGCAACATCCCATCCTTTCTGTAGTAGAATGTATTTCCTGACCCATTGGTATGTGTGAAAGAAATCAAATATACCTGATACATCACTCCCCTCCCTTACGCGCTGGCTGGCCTGCCAGATAGCTATGTAGTTTTCCAAGATCAATACCCAAGAATCCGCAGGCTCGCTGCATGTCTTCTAGCGGAATAATCCTCTGTCCGTTGTCAAGCACCAGGACGTTGATAGTCAGTCCCGGCAAAAGTTCAATCTCGCTCTCATGATCTACGGTTGGTAATTTTGTGTCGGTCATCACTCGCTCCTTGCCTGATTGCTGTTAATAACACTCATCCCAGCGCCGGTTATCCGATAGCCAGCCAGTTCAACCAGCCCCTTCAGCTTAACTGACTCGAACGCAAGATATCCATCCCGCGCCAGCTTTTTTGTCGTCTCAGACCACGAGTTGATTAACCCCTGACTCGATGGATCTGTCTCGGCAGCTAACGCTCTTTCGAGTATTGACAGTTGTGTTTTTGTCATGATTTCACCTGCCCACGTAGTCCTAGTTTTCTTCGGATTTCTGCAATTTTATCCAGGCCATCATCTCTGCTAACAGGGATATGCAGCACTGGTAACTGTGCGACCGGAGCCCCAATTTTCTCACCCGCTGCCAGCCGTTTTGACATAGAGCGCAGTTCCTTGACGCACTTCTGTCGCAACTCAGCAGGCGTCAGGTTCATGGAGCGCATCTGCGAGTACAGCGCGGGTACCATGATCCAGCACTCGTTGCTCTGCCAGGGGAATTTTTCAGGGCTGTCATACAGGCCACGCCGCGCGCTATAGTCCATCACCATATCGTACAGTTCATCAGCATCAGGCAGGCCGTATTTGCTGGTTTCACCCTGTCGGCACCAGGCAATAAACTGACCGGGCGATGGCAGGAATGGTGTCTCCTGTTGTCGGGCAATCTTCATCCCGGCATTCACCTGCTCAATGCTGGTTATGCCGTTCTCAGCGAATGCCAGCACCCACTGGCGGCGCAGCTCGTTGAGGTCATCCTGTGTTTTGATGTTTGCCATCAGCGCAGGAAACGCGGCTTTCAGTTGCCGGAACAGCTCGTTAAAAATCTGGATGGCCTGATCTGCCACCTGCTGCTTTGGCTTCTCAGCGGTGTAAATCTGCTGTAGTGATTTGCTATCACGGTTCTGGATAGCCGCAACGATATTTTTCATATCTGTAACCCCTCTGCCCAGTCAGTATTGTTAAAGTCCAGCGCCTGGCGGTTACCGTTGCCGGATTTAGCCTTGTCACGCTTAATCGCCAGTTGCGTCCACTTCTCACGAAGCTTTGCTGGGCAGAGAATATTTCCGCACCAGAAACTGTCCTGGCTGGCCCAGCGGAACAGGCTGCACATATCGCGATGGTCGCGTCCGTCTTTCTCCCTCATCAGCCGGATGTCGTTTGCCCATCCCGCGAATGAGGGCTTTTTGGCAGAGGGATCGATTGACTTCACAACGTCGAACATCCATTCAGCAGCGCGCAGGTCGTCAGCAGTTCCCCACTTGTCACCCTTGGGTGACTGAATGGCTGCTTCAGGTCTTTGCGGTTTGTCTTGCTGGACAGCGGGAGGGGAAATTCTCTGACGAGAATCTAATACGTTAGTATTAGATATATGTTTATTGTTTATGGACAACTCTTGGACAACCGTTGGACAAAGATCACCTTCAGGCCTTTCTGGCTGCTGGTTTGCGTTGGACAACCGTTGGACAACCGTTGGACAAATTTTTTCCTGAAAATCGTCATATTTGAGCACTGTTATCAGGCTAAATTTTCTTTGGATAGACTGAGTTTCAATCATCCCCTGCCCGGCGAATGTTCTCAGCAACGCCCTGACCTTGTCATCAGACATACCTGTTTCCATTGCCAGTTTAGGGCGGCTGGTCAGCGTCTGTCCCCTTCCAACTGCAATGTCGCCAACATCCGTTTTAACGACCGCTGGAGCATTGTTAACCTTCAGTATCAGATGAATCCATAGGTGTACTGCCTGAGAGTCCTTGTACAGTCGGCTATCCATGAATTGTCTGTGGATCAAGGCAAACCCCTTACCGGTTGCCTCCGGTCTGTCAGTGGCCTGTTTATCAGGCCGTAGTGGTGTTACGTTGTCATAAGATAGGTTCATGGTTTCACCTACAAACGCATTGGCATAATGACCAGCGTTCCGTTACCGAAAGCGCTGTTGAACTCAACGATAGAAGCCTCTGTGTTGCCGTTTGGTTTTATCCTGACGTCGCAGAATTTAGGGTTATAGAGTTTTGCCGCTTTCTCAATATCAGCGAGGTAACCAGCGTTAAATCCGATCTCATCGGTGGGATTGCTTTGGAATTTGGAGATGACCTTCTCAATGTCAGGATACCGACCATCAACAACATCACAGAGGCCAACGCCAACGCGGGAACCATGCTTATCAAAATAAGAAATAAGTCCGCTATCGGTGTCGACTTCAGCTTTTTCAAAACTGGTAATCTTTGGACCCTTGACAGCCACGATAATGTTTTCGGTCAGTTCGGCGTTGTCATGTTCACCAATGAAGGCCCGGTGACCGTCGGTTGAATAGAGTTTTTTATCAGGGGCAAAGCAGATGCCATTCAGGTAATAACGTACATCTTTCTTTGCCTGGAAAATCATGGCGCTCAGTAGCGCCGCTTTGCTGAGAGTAAGGATCATGTTATTCTCCATCTGATTTAGAAATGCATATCTATCTGAGAGCCATCTGTTACAGCAGGTGGCTTTTTATTTGTCAGCACAGCAGCAAACCGCCGCGCCAGTTCGACTATTTCCCCGTCGTCTATCCCGTACTCCAGAATTGCCAGCGCCATAGCTGCCTGACGGAAAAATCCATCTTTCATGCGCGACACTTTGCAGTCAGGAACGCCCATCAGCTTTGCGAATTTCGTCTGACCCATAGCGGCCAGTTTCCCCAGTAGTTGCGACTCGATGCGGGCCGCCTTTTTGCGGTACTTTGCAATTTCCATGATGCATAATTCTCCGTGTTGTAGACGTGGCGTAACCGTGGGGTTTGCCACATTGGTAATTTTTGGTGGGTTGCGCTTTTCAGCGCTCGATTGGTGGGTGGTGCTTAAGCGGCTATGCCGCCTTTCTCACCGTACAGCAGCCAGTGCGGTTCGCACTGAAGCGCGATGGCTAGTTCAAGCAGACAGCGGGGGCGCTTAGTTAGCCCTGACTCGACTTGCTGAATTGTCTGTTGTTTTGCTCCGGACAGCTCAGCTAATTTAGCCTGGGTTAAGTTCAGCTCTATTCGCCTCTGTTTGAGTCGATCAGATAATTCCATACAACCTCCTACAAACTTGCTTGTATTTTATTGTGAAAGCAGCTTGTTTGTCAATTACCTTATTTCTTGTGACTATGGATGGTATACAAATGAGGGATTTATGAGCATTGGTAATCGCGTAAAAGCTCGGCGTATAGAATTGGGGCTGACACAAGCAGATCTTGCTGCCAAAATTGGAGTTTCTCAGCAAGCCATTCAGCAGTTAGAAGATGGAGGGACGCGTAGACCTCGTTATCTACCTGAATTAGCTATAGCAATGGGATGCAGTGTCGGTTGGTTGACTGGCAGTGATGCAGAAGATCGGATTCTTCCTGAAAGCGAATGGACCGGAATTAGTGTGTGGGATCGTGATACACCGATTAGCAAAGATGAGGTAGAAGTACCATTCTTACGTGATATAGAGTTCGCATGTGGGGATGGCAGCGTGGGAGATGATGATTATAACGGGTTTAAATTACGATTCTCGAAAGCGACCCTGCGCCGCGTTGGTGCCAATACTGACGGCTCGGGGGTTCTCTGTTTCCCCGCGACAGGGGATAGTATGGAACCGCTTATCCCGGACGGTGCGACAGTTGCGATAAACTGCGATGACAAACGCATAGTTGATGGGAAAGTTTACGCAGTTAATCAGGATGGATGGAAACGCCTGAAAATGCTATATCGCGTCGGCCCTGACCGCGTCAGCCTGCGCAGTTTCAACAGTGATGAACACCCGCCAGAAGAACATGCACTATCAGACATTGAGATAGTTGGCAGAATGTTCTGGTCCTGCGTCATCTGGTGACACTAACCACCACAATTAACCGGCAAAATGCCGGTTTTTTTATGCCTAAAATTCCTAATTTCATCCCACCAAATACCTGTAAAACAAAATTTACAAAACTAAATACTTATATAAAACAACAAATAACAACAGAAAGACAATAAAATACAATTTTCCGTGTTTACAAGCTTCCTTGTATTCTTGTATTATTAACTCACAGCAGGACGCTGGAGCAGTAAGAAGGAATCAATCGAGCACTGAAAAGTGCAGTGAACCAAACGAAATGGGTTTGGGATGCAGTGAATTGCAGCGTGAAAAAGCGCAACTGCGGAGATCAGCGTCGCAGCACTGCACCACCAAAACCATTTCAGGAGGCAATCATGATCAAAGCGCACAACATCAAGTGCAATGCTCGTTCTCGTCGTGATGAGCGTCGTAAAGAGAAGCAGCAGGCATTTGCAGAGGCTAACCCGCTACTGGTTGGCAGGCGTTACACGAAGGTCAGTGAAACGGTCTGGTTCGTTTACAGGGCGCACTACCAGCCCAAGGAGTTAAATGCCATTGCTAAAAACATATTCCGCTCAGTAAGGGAATACAGAAACCAGATTATCCGGGCAACATACCTGTATGAGTATGAGTTTGGAACGATGCGGGACAAGAAAGTACGAAAACACCTTCGGGTCTGCAACGAAGCTAACAGGCAAATACATGCGGTTCAGAAGATTCGCGGTAAATCGATACCGGCTTATTACGATTAGAGTTGAGCATGACACATCCAAACAGCCCCAACGGATGTTGGAAACGACATGGATATATTGTTCATCGTGATAAACGCCGGAGAAAAATATTTAAACCAGATGGTGAATTGTTATTCGACCACGGACCGGCAGGATACGATGTAGAAATGGAGTACATAGAAAAGCATGGAATGCTGTTAACAGAGGCCGCCACCTGAGCGGCTTTTTTATTCCGGATTATTACTATTAGAGAGGTTAGTATGAAAACCAAGTTTCTTTCCGATGGTCGCAAAGTCGTCATCGTAGGTCAGTTGAACAATACCGAGACAATAGTTCAGGAAGTATTCGTCACTAAGGCCGGAGATGAGCTGCCCGGTGGCGAACGCTTTGTTGTAAAAAGTCTGCATGATGAACCAGTTGAATCATGGCTGACTCGCGAAAAGCTCAAGCAAGAGAAAGCGTTAGCTGACGCTAAGCTGAAAATTGAAAAGATAAACGCGGAAATTGGTGAGTCGCGCAACACGCTTAGCTTCTGGAAAGAAATGATTAAGCAGGTGAAATTATTCGCTGACCATATTGATGAAGCTGATTTGTCTCATTTTGCCGATGTAATGACCGGTCAGGTTAGATTTGCAGTTCGCCGTGATTATGGCCTGCCAGAAATTGAGAAATTCGAAGAATACATGTCGTCAATTGATAACTACTACGGACGGAAAAACTTTGAGGGTATCAAGTGCCTCTCTGTTTTAGGTAGTACTGGCGGAAACATTGCTTTGGGTGTGAATCGATATTCTGACGGTAGTGGTGGGAGCGATAAGGTTGAGTTCTACAAGACCATTGATGAAGCCAGACGGTGTGTGAAAAGGATTGCTCTGAAAAGACTTAGTATAAATGGCCTGAGCATCGACGAGGTCAAAAAGTGCCGCGAGATGGGAATCGATTTCAACAAGGATGAGTTACAGAAAATCAAGGATCGTCTGTTCGCAGCATCGGAAAAAAATCTAGCCCACTTTCAAGAACAATTCAATAAGCAGGCTGCCCAGATAAATGATGGCAAGCAGGCCATAGAGAAAATGCTAAACGAAGCCACTAATTAAGCCTGCCAACAGGCGGCCTTATCACCCCCCCTATTATTCAGGAAATCCCATGAGCTATCGAGGCATGTCGTGGCTGGTCACGTTCTCATTAAGCGGCCTGTTATTAGTGTTGGTTATTTATGGAATTGTGGAGATATTAATATGAAATGTCCTCATTGCAGAAAGGAGCTGGAATATCCAGATTACGCATATAATAACGCCGTTACTTACCAAAAATCATGTACGGTTGCGACTGAATGTTGTGGTAAGTTTATTTACATAAAGCCAGTCACAAATATTGTGGTAGAAAAATTAAAAAACAAGCCAGGTGACACTGATGATTGGGGTACGGAATATAAATAACGCGCAACCAATAATAGGGGATATATTAATATGAGCGAATTTAAAGGTACGCCGGGTCAGTGGAAATACGGAGTTAGAAATAATAATGGACTAATGATTTCATTTTGCGGTGTATTTATTGGCGAGGTATTTTTAGACATTACAACAAGTAATGATAGAAAGGATGCACGCCTTATTGCCGCCGCGCCAGAATTGTTAGACGCATTGCAGAAAGCTACGAATTGGATAGATGCAGTACCCAAAGACATTCCATTCCCTACAATGCCAGACTTCGACAGGGATTGGGTTGAATCTGTCATTTCTAAAGCATTAGGTTAATAACCGGTAAGGAGAGGATATGCACGTTATCGAGGTTGTCGAAATAGAGACAGAGGAAGTCGTGAAAAGAATGGAAACAAATAACGAACGAACGGCTGAACGTATTGAGCGTGCGTTATTAATGCAAAGCAACCCCATTGAATTCTATGTAAGAACATCAATTGAGTAACATCGCAGAGCTGATTATCCGTCAGCTCGACAATGTATTCATAACGACACATGCCAGTATCATTTACTAATTAATTAAGGAATAACCCATGCAAGCGGCAGCTCATGGGGCGGCATTGGGCTGCCCTAAATTCAA